GCTCCGTCAATGTCTACTGCGTCAAGGTTGGTTGTTCCATCTACATCAAGGTCACCATTAAAATCTACGTTACCTGCAACAGCCAGTGTTGTAGCCATATCTACTGCGCCATCAATGTCCACAACATCTAAGTTTGTAGTGCCATCTATATCTATGTCACCACTAATATCTAAAGATGCTCCAGTTAATACACCTGCAACTGCAAGAGTTCCAGATACATCTACGTTACCATTTATGTCTACGGTTGTTGCAGCTATCTGTACTTCTGAGTCAGCTACAATGTCTAGCTGTCCATCTGTGCTTGAATTAATGTACAAACCAGAATCACGCCACTGTATTTTATTTGTTGTATTAACTGTCCACGTAGAGTTAAGGTTTGCACCATCAAGAGCAATACCTGTAGAGGCATCAATGTCTACTATAGGGGATGTAATAGCCACTTCACCATCTGCAATAACATCTAGCTGTCCATCAGTAGATGAGTATAAGTATATACCTGTATCACGAAGTTGTAGTTTTTCTGTAGAAGCTACGAGTATATCATCAGAGAACTCAAAGTAGTCTTCGTCTTCCATCCATTTAAGTACACCATCATTGCTTTCACCGTCAAAGGTAATTGTAATATCTGTACCTGAAGTAGCCGCGCCAAATGTAAGCGTGTTACCTAGTAGTTTAGTTATTGGACCACCTTCGGCGGCAGTACCATCGTGAGTGTGTCCTGAACTTGATGCGAAAGCAGCTAAGAGTTGGTCAAACTCATCATTCGTATGTGCCGCAGTTATGGTATCTCCATCTGCGTAAGTTGATTGTCTTGTGTAGGTTGCTCCCATTACCTTCTAGCCCCTAATTGATATTCCATTTGAAATCCTTTTAATGAATATGGACCAGTTGAATTAGCCCCATCTTCTACTCTTAATGCTACAGCAAAGCCTGAACCCTCTACCGATTTTCTAACGATTGGTGATGAAGGACCACCATATGCAGATGTGCCATAGACTGAAGACCCATAAACACCACCTACATTCAAACTATCTAAGGCATACGCTGCAGGTCGTGTGGAGTTTGCATCTTCGTAATCATACCGTACAAACATATCTGCATCAATAGTTGATTCGGGTGCGTAGTTAATATTTACTCTTTGCATATGTTTTCGCACACCAGGATCACCGAAAGTTAAATCTGGACTACGATACTTAGCTTGAATTAATGTACCATTAAATGTATTACCTTGATCTTGTCTATAGACATATCCATCAAAACCTCCGTGTACAGCTATAACATCTCCTGCTTCTACTACACTGTCAGTACAATTAGGTCGTATACCTTTCATTTGTGAAAACTCAAAGTTCTGCCCTTTTAAAACACATATAACTCCTAATGTAGCAGCTTGTGCGCCGCCTTCTTTAGAAAAGAATATTCTATATTGTGTTTTGTCAGGTATAACTAAAGATGTAAAGTTTGAGGAATCTGTAAGATTTTCTCTAAAGATAGACTGTACATTAGAACTAATTGTACCAAGTTCAACGTCACCAATTCTTGCAGTACCAGCAATAGTACGTAATCCATCTGGTCCTAGGAATATTAAGTCACCAGCAAATTCTTGTATTGTGTCGCCGTTTACACAACCAATGTTACGGGTAACAGGTGTAACTGCAAAGTTACTACTTGTAGTTCCTGATAGTTTAAATATTCTGTTTTCACAAAAGATAAATAAATCTTCACGGAAAACTTTTAGTCCTACAATCGTATCGTCAACTTTAAAACTACCTGCACCACTAGCTGTAGCAAAGTTGTCTTCGTCAAACGGAACACTGAATACTACTTCTTGTGGGGTGTTAGGCATACCTGCGTAGAACATATGGCTCTTAAAAGCCGCTACGTCTTTTGCCCCAGTAACTACAGTACTTACTTCTCCTCCACCTGCAGATGAAACATCTGTTGCAGATAGAGATGTATTAAATATAGTTGGTGCATTTACTTGGTCTACAAAAATAAACTTATCATTACCGTCGAAGTTAAATCTTTCAAATTTGTATTTAGCGGCTGATGTTCTACCTGTATCCCTAACTGTCCAACTCTCTGATACAGTATCTGAAGCTGAATGTGCGGCGGCAGTTGTACTACTTGTTGCGCGTGTGACACCAGTAAGAGTTGTAGCTGTCTTACCTGTATATGTAAATATTTCTGAGTTAATACCTACAGTGCCACTCGAACTAAATGAAGTAGTAGACTTTACATTAATAGTTCCAGATCCTGTCATACCAGTAGATGAAGCAATTTTTTGACTTAGTGTTGTACTAGCTGAACTATATATTTTCTCACCTCTAGCAGCAAGAATATAGTCATTAAACAACGCAGACATTAAAATTGGTTCACTGCTTATTGTAGTCTCAGGAACTTGCTGATACACGTAAGGCGCAAAACCATTAATGCGTCTGTAGCCGCCTTCAACGTCAGGCTCAAAGTTAGTTAGCTCTAGTGCCTGTCCTGGTTGCATAATAAAAGTAGATTGGTTAAGAACTAACCCACCTTCGCAATTAAATGAAAAAGGTTGTACCTGTGAATTGTCTGGCATTAATTTACTCTAAGTGAGGAGCTAAAGCCACCTCTAGCGTTTCCTGGTAGATATGTAGACCTAACATACTCAAATTTATTAACTAACAAAGTTTGCATATTTTTTATACCTTGCTCGAACCTTGTAAAGTTTATCCCGTACTGTTGTACCTCTCCTCGATACTGATATACAAAAGCAGTAGCACCATCAACAATAACTGCAGCAAAACGATCAGGAATAGTTGTAGTGTCCCCGTGCGCTGTCATATCCGCAGGGAAGGTAAAGTAATCAAACTTTACTACATAAGATTTAGTAGGGTATGGGTAAAATAAATAATTATTATCTAAGGTGCGTACAACGTGTGTGGGTACGCCGCCGTCATCAAACTGCGTTACAGTAACGCCACTAGAATGGGCAGCAGCCGTTGTACTATTAGCACCACGAGTACACCCTGTAATGTCATTACCACTAATAGCAGTGTACGTTACTTCCTCATTACCTATATATACTTTACCTGCACTATCTAAACCAGTAGTTGAAGTAAGTGTAAGAGTAGCAACCGAATCTGAATGTGAACCATTTAAGGTTGTAGAAATAATTAAGTCTTCTTGATCTACGTGTTTATTAATATAATCATTGTAGTCGAGGATACCTAGTTTACCACCGCTGTTGCCTAGTGTGTCATTAGCTACTATTCTAAATGTATTATAATCAACTACCTTAGTCGAGGTAGGCAATGAGTATCGAACAACACCTGCAGTTAATGTTTTACTTTCAGTAGCGTGGTTAAATGGGTAATTAAATTCTCTTTGATTTATATATCGAACAGCTTCGTTAATAGCAGTTTTAGCTTGGGTTTGTATTCCCCTAGACGACGAAAAAGTTGAACTCGTTAATTCAACTTCATTTAACCTTGCCAGAACTTTATTTGTTAAAGTTAGATAAGTTTCTGCCATTTATATAATCTTTCAAAATAAAAAGTTAGCTTAGGGGGCCAGATAGACCCAGCCCCCAGATATGCTTTTATATGTTGTCTCTAGCAACTTCAGCAGCGGATGTGCTGCCTTGTTCTGAAACATCCATTAGTAGAGCGTAAACTCTAAGTTTACCTGCTGAGAAGGTAGCACCGTCACCTGCAAAAGTCAGGTCTAGTGTATCTGCTGAAGACAGGACAACTTCTGCTGAAGGTGTAACACTTGGCGCATATGCCAAGTCTGATGCACCATCAATGTCAAATGCTGTCACATATTCGTCAACGTCTGCTGCACCCAATGTTATAGTAGCATTTGTACCTGTGTTCATTGTTGCAGATTCTACAACTTGAACACCTGCGTGAAGTATATGAGTATTCGCTGGTAGTGTAATACATTGTACTACATCTGCTGATGAACAATCAATAGCTTGTGCAGTCAAGTCAATTATTAGTTCGACTTGATACGGCATACGGCCTCTGTTAGAGTTACCTGTAGCAGGAAGTAAAAGTGATGTTATAGTAGCCATTTTTTATGTCCCCCTACGCTGCGTTATATTTGGCGTTAACAAGAGCTTCTGGTCGAAGTATCTTTCTGCCATATAAGTGCATCCCACGAACAATGTCGCTGAATGAATCGGGATCTCGATATGATTCAACTTTATTGATCTGTTCTGCGGTTGCAACTGCACTATCGTGTCCAGCAACAATAACCCCATAGTTTGCATTTTGGTTAGCTGATCCAGATGTTCCTGGTCCAGTACCAACTGCAGGTAGATTGTTAGACTGATAAACACGGAAACCGTGCAAGTTGTTTAGTACAAGACCGTTTTGGATACCTGATCCACCGAAGTCTGAATTTAGAAGACGTGAATCTTCATCTTTCAACATTTCGATAAATACAGAATCTAGTACGATCCAGCGATTACGAGAGTCAACATTTTGTTGGTCTAGTAGTCTCGCCATTCTAGCAATTACCTGTAAAGGTGAAGCTGTAGCAGTTGCTGCGGCTGTTGCACCACCAAAACGAGGTATGAGAGGAATAGAGTGATCCCCTGCAGAACTTGTTGTGATGTTGCCGAAGCTACTTTTAATTAGCTTCATACTAGAAAGTAGTTCGTCTGTACCAGCAGTAGATACTGCTACAGAACCATTTACAGTTGCGTTAACTGTGTCTGGGTCAGAGTGAAGTGAAGACTGTTTGTAACCAGCTAGGTATCCAAGAACATCTTGGTCCATTTGGTCAGCTAGTCTGTATGCTGCACGATCTGTGGCAAGGTTCATAAAATCAACGTGACTGTGTGCTTCTTCGATATCGTCGATTTTAAATGCAAAGTAATTTGATTTATCGACAGTAAGTTGAAACTCTTCGTCATCAAGATCCTGCGGTAGTATTGTTGTACCTCTAGTGTACGCCTTTACTGAAACTTCAGGTTCCTTCATTATTTTTACGGTATCGCCTTGGTTTGCTATTTCACCAAAGTAATCGTTATTGGTGATAGCATTAGCAACGGCAGACTTGCGGAAAGCAAGTTGTACCTGTTTACTATATATAATGGGTGAAAAATTACCATTAGGTAGATTTCCGTACCCACTTGCGGATGAAAAAGCCATTGTATAAAATCCTCCGTTAAGATATGGCTATGTGAAATAAACACAACATATCCACTAAAGGGGCCTGTTATTTTCTAGGGTGCAATTTAAATATTAGATCCGTCGATCTTGCTATAAACTGGGCCTATACTTAATAGGGTAGTTCTTTGCGGCTTAGTGCTTGGTGAAAACATATACATTAAATTTATGCAATTCATGTATATGCGTATAGTTATACTTACAATATTACAACTGTCAAGTCTTTTTTGACATATCGTAAGTAAATTTGCCCTCTCGAATAGCTTCCATAATCTCATCGGACCTTCGAGCGTATTCTTTAGGGGACATTCGGTTAACAGCAGACTCACTAAGAAACTTCTTAGATTGATCTGCTTCTGGTGTACTGCGAGTTCTAGCGTTTACTGAAGAAGCTGCAGCTTTGTCTGAAGATTGCGTAGTAGACTTGTTTATGCCTTTGTCTTGTTTATATAGATCAATTACACGCGCAACTGATTTAGCGTCATCCATGTTTTCATACAGAGCATCTTTAACCCACTTAGGTTGTTCTTCAGCCCAGTTATGAAACTCATCACCGCTTCGTATCTTCTCAAAGTCTGGGTGTAAATTAACTAATTCAGCTTCAGCTTTTTCTCTTACTGCGTCGGCGCGGATTTGCTCGAACTCCTTCATGCGTTTTTCTAATGTACTAGAACGCTCTGTAGCTTTTTTATCTGCAATAGATTCGACTATTGCTGCTACATCAGGATGTTGTCTAGACCACGCTTCAACCTCTTCTGTTGACTTAGGTAGTACAAGTTCTTTCTTAGATGCTAACTGAAGTTGTGACTCTAGTTTTTCTAAACGACTCTGTAAGTCTTTTTCTTTTTCTGCAGAGTGCTTACGTAGATCGCCGTATCTTTTCTTAAAAGTTTTTTCTTCTGCGGTAAGACCTTCATCATCATCTTTAGTTTCAACTTTGTTGAGGGAATGCTCTTCAGTTATATCTTCTTGCGTTTCTACTTCTGGACTACGCCCTGCGTCTTTCATTAGTTGATCTAATTCTTCTTGATCCTGTACTGCACGAGCTATGTTTCTATTATGGGATGGGGAATCTACCTTAATTGGTATATCTTTTTGGACTGCTACTTCCGACATGAGTTTACTCCTTTATGTTGGGGCCAGCAAATTTACTGGGTAGCCTTATGATTATTATCGAGTGTATATGCGCTTGTCGCTATTTCTTTTTCTTTTTACGTGTAGCTAATCCTCCTTTGTTCATAAATCTTCCCCCTGCTGACGTTATACCTGATTTTTCTTCTTTTTCTTTTTTGTCTTTTTTTGCTTGTTCTACTGCTTTTTCTACGGCTCTGTTTGTTTCTTCTCTTTCTCGCTCTATTCTATCTTTTTCTTTTTGTGTCTCCGTTAAATCTGCGCTTAAAACATCATCGTCGTAACTAGGGCTGATCTTGGAACTGAGTTTGGTGAGGGTTATACCGTCGGAAGTGTCATCATCTCCAAAAGGAGGCTCTTCCGTAGCAAGAGCCGTATCGCCACTTACATCGTAAGTAGGAATGTAAGGCGTTGTGCCATCATCAGATGTGCTACTGCCGCCACCTAAGTCTTCTATTATATCAGCGTCGCTAATTCCTATGTTGCTAGGAATAGTTTTCTTCAAGTAATTTGGATCACCTGTCATAATGTCAAGATGTGTTACATCCTTACCGCCATTATTAACTTTTGCGACTGCCATATTTGCATCTCTATCACCTGCATCTATGTTTACTTGTAGACCGTTAACAAAATCTTTCTGTCCCTTTGTACCCATATCATTTACTTTAGATACATAATCTGACCATCTTTTTTCTTGTGCTTTTGCTCCAAACCCAATCATACCTGGGACACCTGTTATAGCATTATATACTTTAGTCTTAGATATTTCGGCTGCAAATCTAGCTAGTTCTGCTCTAGTCATTACTTCAAAAGGTTTAACAAATGGGTTATTTTCTAATTCAGTGTTTCCTTCGTCTTCTTGGACAACAGGAGTTTGCACAGGAGCAGAAACTTCTGCTGCAACTCCTTCTTCAGTGTAGCCTGGAGGAATGGGGGACATAGGTACGCCACTAACAAATCTAATGAAAAGTCTTAACCCTGCTTCGTTAACGAATGTTTTAAATACTGTTGCTGGCATAGTAAACACAGAAGATATGCCTGTAGGATAATCTGGAGCATTTGAATCTGTTAGACCACCATTATTAAATCCTGAAACCATACCACCTTCGTTAGCTTCCATGTCGTCGCCTTCTGCTGTATATGTTTGTAAATCATCTAAAGAGAAAGGCAGTTCTTCTTGGCCTTCCATAGGCATAGGTTCTCCCCCCATACGACCATCTTCTTCAAGACCAGCAAGGTCTGTTTTAGCTTTAGTGCGAAGATCCTCAAAGAACTTAATACCGTAATATTGCAATACATCGGCTGGCACAACATACTCACCCTCACTTAATCGAGCAGGTATGTCATCTCTGACTTCTGATGGTAACGCCCCTGGAGGCACTTCATTACCGCTTACAGGATCTCGTCTAGGAGGCTCATCTCCGAATACCATTTCAGTCTGTTCATTTAGTGCCATTAACTTTATCCCTTAAATATTTTAGTTGGCGTAATGCAAGGACAATTCCTTGCGCTCTGTGTATTTCAATAGACGTACTAGCTTGTTCTAGGTTTCGATGAGCAGAAGCTATTCTTACATCTAATTCTTCCGTAAAGGCATCCCACTCTTTTTTGTTATTAACAAAAGTTTTAAGCGACATTACCAGTAAATCCTTCTTCACCTGGTACTGGAGCCATACCCGTACCTACTTGGCCTCCGCCACCACCTGTTGCATCCATTGCATCAGCACCAGCTACAGCTTGAGGTGCGCCACCTGGTGGGGCTGGTGGTCCCATACCTTGTTGTGGTTCAGGTGCTGGTTGTTGGAAGTTCTTCAATAACTCAGCTTGGATAGCAGCATCCTGTAATGAGTTAGTAACTTTGTCTGGATCTAAGTCCATGCTCTTAGCTATCTCTCTGATGATATAATCCATCTTAGCAAAAGGTGCTAGGGCTGGATTCTGTACTGTACCTAAGAACTGCATCAATCTTTGACTACGTACTTCATTCGCCATCAGGCTTTCAGTACCACTAGCTTTAACTTCTAAATCACCGCGTATATCTGGGTCAAAGTCAAACTGCATATTAAATGCGAAGAACGCCTTACCCATAGGTGCAATCAGATAGTCATCTACATTCTTAACGACAGAACGTATGCTACCATTAGCGGCTGACATCAGCATAGATATACCTGACGCAGTACGTCCTACACCTGACACACCAGTTTGCCCGTGAGCAAAACTAGGGAAGCCAGTACTTTCGTCAGCTAACACTCTAGCCTTATCGAACAACTGCATATTTTCCCCTGCTACGTTAGGGAACTTAGTGCCAAACAATGCTTGCCCTGGCGCACCACCTTGACGGCGGAATACTTTACCTGGATACACTGACATATCCTGTCCTGGCACAAGGTTGGTTTCATCAACCTCGATAATAAGATTACCAGATAGCGCAGCATTATCAATCGCCATACGCATAAAGCCGTTCATTAATGTTTGGGTATCGTCCATGTTTTCGGCAATACCTACACCAAAGAAACTATATGGGTTGTGTTCAAATGGAACAGCGTAATACGGGATACGTGCTGGCTTAAATGGATTTAGAACCATTCTTAGCACTTCCCCGTTGCAGCACCAGATGTTGCAGTTCACTTCTGGTAAATCTCTTAACTCGTCAGGAATACTAACACCATTCTCTTCGAGTATGTCTGTGTCAACATAACCCCAAAACTCTAGGACTTCCCATCGTTCCGACGAATTATGTTTAGCATCGTCGTCTTCCATGTTCATTTCCCAGTGCTTTAACGTGTAGTCAGCACCTGTATCTATTGCTTGCTCGATGGCATCAACCATAAAGTATGGTCTGCTCTTCAAAGCTCTTAATTGGTTACGAGACATTTTGTGTCGCTCAACTGTATATTCTGCGTCGTCCATACTAGCAGCTTCTGGATCAGGATAAAAGTTCCATACAGATACGTGGTTAGTTGACGGTACGGTTTTAATTAGTGGATCGTAATCCCCTTCTTCATTCCAATTAGGATATTCTTTATCTATAGCAAACGGGCCTTTCATTACGCCCATGCCTAACAACGCCATTTCAAATGCCATACTGCGAAGATGTTTAGATGCACCTGACTCAACTAACTGGTCATGTATTTTCTTTTCCATCTTTTTAGCTGCAATCATAGCTGGGTGAAATGTTACTGTTGTTGCTGTAGTTCCGTCACCTTCAATTACTTTATCGCTCACAGGATCAAGTTTTTGTTCTAGTCCTCCTAAACGATTTTGCAAATCACGGATAGTTTCTCCTGGCTCCAACTTTGTGTCAGGACCAATAATAAATGGTTTAGGCGGTTCATCAGTAAATGCACTTTTTAGAGCATCTACTCCTGCCTCTGCATTAGGATCTATATTGATATGTACTGACTCACTAACACCATCAGGTAAAACAGTAGGGTCCACAGATAAAGGGAATTTGTTATTACCAAATAGAACATCAATGATCTGCCCGTAAGCAGCCAGTGTTTTAGTTTTGGTGACTTTAACAAATACACGAGACTTCTCCGTTTCAGTGAATTGTACATCTGGTCCATACAGCCCTCTATAGTTTCGGTAAGATCTTAACCATCGTTCTTCGTCGCCTTCTCTTGCATCTTCTGCTCTTTTAAATCGTTCTGATACAAACGAAACAACCGCATTAGATGACTCAAAGATTTTATCTTCTGTATCTTGCGCGGCTACTACATCGTCTGTTTCAAATGAGAGGTCGTCTATTTCTGCCATATTTAATATCCAAAGCTGGGATCAGCCGCTTGAAAGCCTGATCGTTGTGTTGCTGGGTTGAAGTCCCAAATAGAACTTCGAGGTCTTGTCATAATGCCGTAACGTAAAGCATCGTATAAGTGGTCTTCTGCGTTTGTGTCTACATCTTCTGGATTACGTTTATCTAATGGTATGCCTGGTAATTGAGCTATTATATTAGTGCAATGAGACATAAACACAAGTCGGGGCTTTTCCGTAAACTCATCTACTTGTAATCTTCTATGCAATTCGTTCTTTCCTGATACCCTAGATCCTTTTGATCTATCTGAGGGCCGCCACCTACACCCTTTCATATTCATTTGTTCAGCTAGGCTAGGTCCTGTATCACCTCTATTATGCCATAGCGAACTGTCAAGTACGCCGTATCTTATAGTGCCGTCATCTTTTTCTGCATCGAGTACCATGTCAGCTAGATCTGTCGCAGTTACTTTAGAACAATATAGTTCTCTATATATAACGAGCGACTCATCAGGAGCTACCGCTAACCAAACAACTCCTGTATGACTACCATACCCATAGTCACACGCTCTAAATTTAGTCCAATTAGTTGGTATCTTATATGGATCAATTACGTGTATCTTTCTGTTAAACTCAGGAAATGCTGCACCTTCATTTACATCCCAGTTACCTTCGAGTAATTGTTTTCTCTGATGTTCAGGTAGTGACAAAAGCATAGCTTCATAGTCACCACTTTCAGATAGATACGGATTGTCAAACAAACTAGCAGGAATAAATCTGCGTTTAAATAATGGTTGTCCTTCTTTACTGTGTCCTTTAGGGAATCTAATTTCATCCCCTGTTTCTATGTTAGTCGCCCAAAAAGCATCTCGTGATGGCGATGGGTCTATAAACATTTTTTTAACCCATTGATGTCCTATTCCACCAGGGTTTGTTGTGGCTCTCATGTACAAACCTAATTCGGCTGAATGTGCGCTACGCAAACGAGATCTCATATAATCCCAAGCGTAGGGAGAACCCCATTGTGTTAACTCGTCAAAA